TACCGTTCCCCTGTCTTCCTACTAGGCTTCCCAGACTTGGTTCCCCATTTCTGTTTAGTCCACCTTGATAAAGAAGACTTACCTGATTTCTTCCCTTTGTATCCGCCACCAGCTTTCTTATATCTCTGTACAGCTAGTTGAGCCTTTCGAGCTGACCATTGGCCGGGCTTCCCTCCCTTGCTTCCAGCTTTAACAGCAGATTTTATTCGTGACCACTTCTTTGGGTCCCGCCTTTTAACTGGGGCCTTAGTTATAATACCTGAAAAAATATCTATTGCAATATCTAAATTGTCCATTAATCTGTTCCCAACCATTGTTTTACTTTAGGCATCCTAGCTATCCAAGCTATCAATGCTCCAAAAATTATCGTTCCTAATAGAAGAACAAAAAAATTAACCTCAGTATATCTACCAAGTCCAACTAATATTGCATCTTCCATAAAGTGTAATACACTTACGATTATTGTAATTGAACCAAATTTCTTCACTAAAAACCCCTGTATTCCGGAATAATATCTTCCACTTTTGTATATAATAGTAATGGGTGCGAGGGCTATTTATAGTTGTCGTACCCACCATAAGTTCTAGTGTCACCGTAACCACTGATTCCAATGGTCTTTAGTACATCATTAAACCCATCGTGGTCGCCCATAATTGTCCGCATCTCATTATCAATGATTGCGTCCTTCTTCTCTAGCTCTGCTATCTTCTCATTTAGTTCCAATAGTCTCTTAGTAGCTTCAGCATATTGAGCTTGAACTGCTGCAACGTTATCTGTATTCTCTTCCACCGAGCTATCCAGTTGAGCTACATACCAAATGATTCCAAATGCTTGAGCTATTATTACTCCTATAATTCCTATAGGTAACTTTATATTACTTAGTTCCATTTATCTACCTATTTTTAATCCCTTTAATACATAATACTCAACTGCTTCCTTGGTTACAAATAAACCTAATAAAGCAGAAGCTGATAATATCAAAGGCTTTACTAATTTTTTCTTTTCCATAATAAACCCCAAATTATTTTTTTACTCTTAGCCAAGCAATTCTAGCTAGTCCCACAACACCAACTGCTACTGATGTCCATGATACTATCTGAACTGTCATTATATCTTCCCCTAGGCCATGGCGTGATAAGTCTGCCATGATACCTCCAAACAATATTAAAGGTATTGGGAACCATTGTTTAATTATACTCATTATTTCTTATTCTCCGATTTCATTCCAAACACTGAGCCTGTTAGTAAAGCTCCGAAACTTATATGAAATATACCTCCATTAGTTAGAGTGAAGGGTTCGTGTCGATTGACACCTTGAGACGCTATCTTTAGGTACTCTAGCCGTACCATCGTGTCGTCTATTTCAGAAAGCTTTTCTATATAGTCAGCTGGGTTTGGTCTAGTTATTCCTATGTATGCAGGAACTATTACAAAATCAAAGAGGCAGATAACCACATATACAATAAGGGCTGTCCACCTCCAATAATTTGTCATAGATTTTTTAGTCTGATTCTGGTATAGTTATATTCTCTATGGCTTTGATAGAAACTTTAGAGAACTCTTTTATCTCTTTTGTTATGGCTTGTTTCTCTGAATTAGTTACCTTACCATCTTTCAAGGCAATACTAATTGCTTGTATAATATCCATTCCTTCATCCACAATCTTTTTACCATCATCAGCTAAACCTTTATTTAGATTGTAGAATGTTAAGCCTAAGCTTATTATTTTCATTGGGTTCATAAGTCCTCCTTATACACCGCACCCGCAGTGTCCGCCACAAGGGCATCCTTCTAGTTCTAATTCTATTAGACACCCATCGCACTCGCACTCGCAAAAACATTCAAGAGGTTCGCAAGTGCAATCTCCTGATTCAATACAAGTACAATTTTCGATGTCTACCATTATTCACTCTCCAACACTTTCATGCCAAGCGCAATGATACCACCAACACACCCAGTGGCTATTTCATTGTATTCATATACAATACCAAAAGATGATAATATTCCTAGCACTATAATTGCTAAAAATATCTGTGGTCTTAGTTTTCCAAACATAAGCTTCTCTCCTATATCTTACGACTCCTTGCATGAAATGTGTCTTTGATATGTTCAGCTCTTTTAAAGTCTTTGAACGCCTCATTCATCTCAGCGTCCTCTAACATATCTTCCCACTTGTGTAACCACCCAAATACATTGAATCGTTTCAATTTAATTTTACCTCACTTATAATTTGTATTAGCAACTAATTGTTGCCACACTTATTATACGTAAAAAGTAAAATTATTTTATTAACTAATTGTTACGCTGTTCCGTATGCTACAACTCTAATGTACACTGCAGATAAGTCAGTAGTGTTACCTACTTCGTCTAGTGCAGCA